TTGAAAAAGTTAAAGTTGCACCTGATGTAATAACAACTGCTTCATAACCACCGATTGCTTGTTCTACGATTAATACGTTTGTGTTTGTAATTTGTCCCCAAGTTCCTGAGTTTTCTCCAGTTGCTTGGACTGTAAGTTTAAGGTTTGCCGATGTAGAGTTCGCCATTTTTTATCTCCAATTCTTAGTAATATTATAAATTAATTCAATTAGTGTCAAACACTAATTTAAGCAGCATTTGTAGGAACTTCCTGCCATCCTGGAGGTGTCGTTGGCGCTGAACCTGTATCGACTGCATTCCAAATCAGTACATTTGTACCTGTACCTTGGCTTATTGTCAAGTTATTTCCAGTAGGAATTACAACACCTGTTCCAGTTACAGTAACATTACCGACTCTAACTTGTTGTACTCCTAGACCTGTAATTGTAGGTGCTGTAACAGCATCTAAAACAGCTGTTCCAAGAGTTGCTGTTATTGGGAAAATATCATCTGTATCAGGTCTATATAAACCATCGCCCCAAGTAGATTCACCCCAAGTTCCATCACTCCAGCCCATAGCCGCTAATGGAGCTATATTTGCATCACCAGTAATATCAAAAGTATCGCCAGCAGCTAAAGCAATAGCCATTGCTTGACCTGTAGCTTCTGCATCTGGTTCAGGGTCTGCACCAGAGAAGTTTTCTAACATACTCATTACAAGAGTATTTGTTTGTCCATTACCCCATGCACTAAAGCCCCAAGTTGATCTGTATCCCCAATAACCTGGACTAAATGCATTTACCTCTGCAATAGTTTTAAATTCAGAAGCTTCATCACCTAAAGTAGCTGTTAAAGCTATACCAGTAGGTATAACTGTTGGTGAAGCAAAAGTTAGTTGCATCGTTAATGGGAAACCAGTTAAGATAGGACCAACTTTTATATTTATACTTTCTTCACCTAAAGCTGCTGTCATAGCTCTACCAACAGCATCTACATTAGAATCTCCATCAAATGCTAACCCTGCACTTCCTTCAAATGCAGTCATTGCAATACCAGTAGGTGTAACTGTTAAAATAGATTCACCCCAGCCTTCAACACCCCATCCGTCTGAGCCCCAACCTGTATTAACTTGATTATCAATCGAAACACTTGCTAGTGTCATTGGTAAAGAGAAGTTATTAGCAAGAGTTTGACCACCAATACCCCATGCGTCTACGTTCCAACCTTTTCTTCCCCAACCTCTATTTGTTTCGGTATCGATTAATTCATCGCCTACTGACATAGACATTGAAACACCTGTAGGTATTACAGTTCCAAAACCATTCCAAATATTTGAGCCCCAAGTATTTCTTCCCCAACCTGTGCTTGATGTTTGATCTACAGTTCCTAAATTTGCCGATAAACCAAATCCAGTTACTAATTGATTTCCGGTATTAACTGATCCCCATTCACCAATGCTCCAAGTATTTCCACCCCAACCTGAACCAGGGAAAGATACTTCGTCTCCTAAAACTGTATTTAATAATTGACCTGTAACAGGGATATTACTTGTAGTGGAATTCCATGCGTTATCACCCCATGCATTTGCACTCCAAGAATTGTTAACCATATCCATGTCACCACCCATAGATATTCCATGGACGTAACATAAATAATAAAAATCAGAAAATGAGCTTGCAGTAATTTCTACATAACGAGTAGTTGCTGCATTAAAAGTTGTAGTGTTAGTGTAATTTGCCTGATTGCTCGATCCGTCTAGATAATAACTTACTCCGGAACTAATGATACCAGCTAGTCCAGTGGTTGTAGAAAATACTAACGGATGACCATCATTAGAACTAGCGCTTTGGTCCAGGCGCAAAGTTGCACCTGGTACCCATTTAAAACTTAGATACCTAACTCCGTCAAAAAAATATACGTTACCTGTGCCGCCGGAATATTGCTCACCCGATGCGACGGTTACATTATATGTTTTATCCGCCATAGGAGGTTACCTCCTACGATTAACCAGAGATCCTTAGAATCGCTGCTGTTGATGTTGGCGCTGGAAACTGAATAGTGAACGTACCAGAAGTTGCTGTTTTATCTGCTCCAAAATCTAAAATACAAACTGACGCGTTCGTCGTGTCAGAAGATGTATTATAAATCATAGCACCTCTAGCAGTTAACGTCACTCCAGTAAACGATCTGTCTGCGAAGTCAACTCTCGCCACACCTGCAGTAATAGAGGTTCCATTGTTAACAAGTAGTCCGCCACCTGAAGCGTATTGACCGCTCGCTGGAACTTGACTTGTAGTTGTAAACGATGTTGTTGCAGAGTTTAGAGTTGCTGTTGAAGAGTAAAGAGCTAACTTGAACTTATCACCACCAGTTTGTTTGAAATTCATATCAGCCTCTAAAAGCTGTTTTTTAAATGAATTACAAATTGCTTGTGTTATTGCCATAGTTTTTTCTCCTTAACTTATTTTCCGACTCGAGGAACACCTGATTGATATTCATCTCGTCTTCTTCTTCCCATTTGCTCAATTGCAAATCCTTCAACCACTTGTTTATACTTTTGTTCATATAATTGCAAGAGGTCTTGTGGGCCTTTTAGAAAGCCATAAGCTTCAACTAGGCATGCATACAAAAGTCCGTTGGGAAAATTCAAACTAATGTATGTAGTGGTATTTGTAGCCGATAATCCAGGATCTTTCAAGATATAATTTAACTGAATTGTAAAATTAGCATTGGGTGTAGGAGCAAATACAATGTGGTTTTTGTCCCACCAGCTATAGTATTTTGGAACCCCAGTATCTCCTTTAGGATTAAACTCAGACATAAAGCTAGTATCTCTCCACTGCAAGAAGTCTCTATTATTAGCTTGACCTACTCCATCAGAATCTACAATCTGAGCTGATCTAATTACTAACGTATTATCTGGAGTCTGAATAAATCTAGTTCCGCTAGCTAAAGCAGCTGTTGCATATCTTCTGTTATTATCAGAATCTACATCTCTTAAAATTCTAAACTCAGCATCATCTATAAAATCGTTTACAATAGCGTCAGTTAAAACTGTGCTTGACACTTCTGTATAATCTCTAATCTTTTGAACTAATTCTGCGTACGTCATGATATATTAATTGTTACACTCCCTAATCTTGTTACCGCTTGTCTTCTTCCATTAATTACTCCTGGATCATCAGGAACCATACTACCATTACTAACAGTTTGAAATGCAAAGTCACCAGGTAAAGTTAAGTTTGCTACCATGTTACCACCACCAATTTGATTTGATGGAAAGTTTTGAGGTCTTGCTTGTTCTAAACCTTGTGGATCTGCTACGAAAGGTTTTGGTTCTAACTGTGGTTGTTTACGTTCATATTCAGAGGTATGTACAAACGCACCATTCCATTCTGTTACCATTTGATTCCAAGGAAATGCTTGACCACTCCTATCTGAAATTGCTAATGCGTATTTTCCTTTTGCGTATTTAGCCATTAGATCTCCGGATAATAAGTTTTAGGTGATATGTAAACACTTGATGGAGAACCATCTTCTTGTAATGCTCTTTGCAATTCGTCTTCATAAATTAATTTCATTTCTTGTATTCTTTGTGGAGCTTTTTTCATAGCTATGTAATAAGCTAAACCTGCACACATACATGGTACAAATCTATTAACTACATCTGCTTCGTTAGTATAGTCTCCAGCATCTTGAATTCTTTTAACATAATAAAAATAAATAAAATCACCTGCCTGTGAATCTCCAGGTGTTAAGTATAAAGTGATTGTAACTTTGTCTATAAATCTTTGCACAAAATATTGAGACGGCTGACCTGTAGAAGTCTTATTTGAAAAAGCTTGATATTGTGATCTGTTAATTTTTGAAAGTGGTGTATCTACATCACTTGAGTTTCTGAAACTAGCTTCAAGAACATCTGAAACCATATCAACAAAATTTGTAACTGCATCACCAGAACTGTGAGCTGCTGCTGTTGTGTTATCTGCTCCACGTCCAGAAAGAGGACAAATAATATTATTACCAGAAATAGATGTGTAGGATATAACTTCAGAGTTAATTCTGATTTTTCCTGTAGGGTTCATATTCTTAGTAGATGCAACAGGAATAGTTGTAGCCGTAGCTAAAATACCAGATGTTAAAGTTGTAGTTATTCCGTTTGCGTTTCCGTCAGATGGAGATCTAAACAATGTATATTCATTTTGACCAGATGCTAATGTGATGGCTGTTCTATCTACTTCCCAAAAATGCAAACCTCTATTGTCCCATTCTTGAAACATTATATTTAAAGAACGTCTTGCTGATCTTAAATCATTACCAGAGTAATCGAATAGGCCTAATCTTTCAAAAGCCTCTGTAATAATATCATCGATCGAGAGAAATTTCTCGAATGTAGTAGTGCCTGAGAAAGCCACTTAAACCTCCTACGCGTTACTTCCGCCGCTATGGAAAACAGTTATAGCTGTAATCTGTTCGGTAGTAAATGCAGAGTAAACATCTGTTTTAAATAAAATTGGTACAGGGAAATTAATTGTCATGTCATGAACATGAGCAGCCTTGTTTAATTTTACTTTTGATGTTCCACCTGATCCACCATCTTTGAATTCTAAAACTCCAGCTACGTTAGGACCAGATACATGAACTCCATATACTCTAGTTCTTCCAGACTGAACAGTTTTAGTTTCAGTAGTTACGTTAGTCGCTACTCCATCAATTGATGATCCAAATGTTGTCATTTATATTTTCTCCTTAAAATTTTATGCGGGCCCGAAGGCCCACATTTAATTATTTATTAGTTACTAAAAGGTGTAACGATTGTGCCTGCACCAATTAATAAACCTTCAACCATATAAGTTCCAGCTGCAGTTGCAGTAAACTTAATTCTAGATCCGATTAAACCACCTTTAGTAGCAGTTCCCGCTTCTCCGTTTAAGTTTACAACGTCGTTTGTTCCTGCAGGTACGAAAGCTTTTTTCGCGCCGTCATCAACACCGATCATTACTGAACCTACAAACTTATCGTTTCCATCAGTTGAAATAGTTCCAGTGAATTCATCAATGAAAAGAATTTCAAAAGTTGTACCGACTGTGCTTGGGTTGTTTGGATCTCTTCCTGGTCCCGCAGATGCTGAATCAGTTCCACCAACGATTGTTGGTAAAGTAATCGCAGTAGGTGTTCCAGTTGGGTCCATAGTACAGATTCTGCCAGCGTGATCTGCTACAGTTAAATTAGTAGCTAAAGTCA